TCAATCCCCGAAATTCGAATCAACTTCATGCTTGACACGATCTCGCTCCTCCGCACGCTTAGCGTCGTTCCACTTATCAAGAGTTCCGACCAAATATCCAGTAATACGGCGAATGCGTTCGAACGGAACTCCATCAGCTTCGCTCCGTCCGCAGCAGGGGCATGTATCATTGATAATTCCGTTATAACCGCAGACAGGATCTCGGTCTACAGGATGATTGATGCTTCCGTAACCAATACCAGCTTCTTTCATGTGTCTTACAACACGCTCAAAAGCAGCCAGGTTTTTGGTCGGATCACCGTCCAGTTCTACATAAGAAATATGACCGGCATTGGTAAGAGCATGGTATGGAGCTTCAATGTCGATCTTCTTAAGAGCCGGGAGATGATAATAGACCGGAACATGAAAACTGTTAGTGTAGTAGTCACGATCGGTAACCCCCTTAATAATACCAAATTCTTTTCGGTCAGCTCTAAGTAAGCGTCCGGCTAAGCTTTCAGCAGGAGTAGCAAGACAGGTTACATTCATACCAAACTGCTTACTTTTCTCATCACAATAGTTCCGAATATAACCTACAATTCGCAGACCAAGCTCCTGAGATGCTTCATCTTCACCATGATGATGCCCTGTCAATGCCACAAGACACTCTGCAAGCCCACAGAAACCGATAGAGAGTGTTCCGTGTTTCAGCACCTCTCCAACCTCATCGTCCGGTCTAAGCTTGTCAGAGTCCATCCATACGCCTTCTCCCATGAGGAATGGAAAGTTTCTAACTACTCTTGACGCTTGAATCTCGTATCGGTCGAGAAGCTGCTGCATGGTTTTGTCGAGCATTCCGTCAAGCAGTTTGAAAAACTGAGGAATATCGCCATCGACCACAATAGCAAGCCTCGGAAGATTGATAGAAGTGAAACTCAGATTACCTCTGCCGGGAGCGATCTCACGAGACGGGTCATAAACATTACCCATTACACGAGTACGGCAGCCCATGTAGGCAACCTCCGTTTCAGGATGACCGGGCTTGTAATACTGGAGATTGAAAGGTGCATCAATGAAAGCGAAGTTAGGAAACAGCCGCTTTGCACTGACCTTCATCACCAGTTTGAACAGGTCATAATTCGGGTCATCGGGATTATAGTTGACTCCCTCCTTGACACGGAAAATCTGAATCGGGAAGATAGGTGTTTCGCCATGACCGAGTCCTGCTTCTGTAGCAAGCATAAGCTGCTCAATAGCAAGACGACCTTCCCAAGATGTATCTGTGCCATAGTTAATAGAGCTGAACGGAACCTGAGCGCCGGCACGGGAATGCATGGTATTCAGATTATGAATAAACCCCTCCATAGCCTGATAAGTATCACGAGTAGTTTTTTCCATAGCGTAGTCGAGAATCCACGCTTTATCTTTCAGATCGTTGAGGCGTTCACAAATCTCATAACCTTCTTTCAAGTATTTTTGATAGGTGTAACGGACACCCTCGGCCATAGCATAATCGAAGTCCACGACACTCTGTCCACCATGCTGGTCATTTTGATTAGACTGAATGGCAATAGCAGCCAGAGCAGCATATGAGCCGATGCTTTTTGGTGCTCTCAGATGACCATGACCGGTATTGAATCCATTCTTGAAGAGCTTGCGAAGCTCAATCTGCGTGCAGGTCGTTGTCCATGCATAGAAGTCAAGATCGTGTATATGAATCCAACCATCACGGTGGAGTTCCGCAATTGCAGGTTTAATTAAATACTCCAAATTGTACTCCTTGGCGGTATTGGCACCATATTGCAGCATAGCCCCCATAGGGGAGTCACCGTTGATGTTGGCGTTATCTCGTTTCAAATCGCTATCTTTTGCCTGAAGAACGGTAATGCTATCAAAAATAGCTTTTACCTTTTCTCCGAATTGTTCATTCATAGAAAACCCTCCTTAAATATCATCCTGATCGCGATGCAGACTGTGTTCAGCGTCGAAACCGTCCGGATACCTGGCTTTCAGTTTATCCACATTCATCTGCATGATGGTTTCAAGGTCGTACCCAATGGCGTTTGCGCTTACAGCGAGATACCAAGCCACATCCCCAAGCTCTTTAGCCATATGTGCAGTGTCCAGTTCGTGCCCCTGAAACAGATGCTTTTTCAAAATATCAATTGCTTCGCCGGCTTCTCCGTTCAGTCCCATTAAGCCATTGAGCAGAAGTCTCTCAGGCGGTAAATCTCCTGGGGCTGTGCGAAGAGCTGCCTGCTGATAATCGTTCAGCGTCATATTTTTTCCTCCTGTGATTACGATTTACCAGTGTAATAGCCTGGTTTATTTGAATATCAAGCTGACGTTGTTCTTTTGCTTCCCGCAGACGGTCACGAACAGCCTGAATATCCGCTTTTGTCGCTTCTCTGGCAAGCATGTTTTTCTCCTTTACACAAAAAATAAGAGCCAAGGTTTAACCTCAGCTCTTACATAACCTGTTAATTTTTCGATTTGTGGTATTTCCAGGCTTCACAAACCGTTTCCTTACATTTCGGATAATCAGGGCGCCCACATTTGTTGCAGATAAGCTCTTCTCGTCCAAGATCCGGAATATCTTCTTCAAATTCTCTGATAACAGTTGTCCATGTGCCGTCTTTTCTTCGAACCGGACAGGACATTCTGGATTTGACTTTCATCGGCATCGCCTCCTTATAGTATGTTACCACAAATATAACAAAAGTAAAAGGGCTTGTTACGGCCCCTTTACCTTTGAAACCGAGTAACTTACGAAATCATGATCTTGTAGCGTTCGTTCAGCTCTTCGAACACTTCCTGATCTGTTGCAATGCTGATGTGAAACTCAATCTTGCCCTTTTCGTTCAACACGGTTTGGACAGCAGGTTGAAGTTTTTCAGCAAACAGCATTCTCAAACAAGTGCCGAGTTGCCGATCATTAACTGCCAGAAAATAATTCATTGTGTGTTACCTCCTTTCATAATAGGGGGTGTATTTTTCGTGCAGGAAACCGTTTATTAGAGTTTCTCCGTCTCGATAAGGTGCTCACATTCATGTGGGTTTTCATCCGAGCAGACTTTATATTTATCCCAGTATCTCGGGCATTCATGTTCCTTTGCGTTTTTACTGCACATCGTCCATAGTGGACACAGCTCTCCGTAATAAGGAAGCTGATTTACTACGAATTTCATCATCTTTCATCCTTTCTTTTCGCCAGTAATCAGCTCAGAATAAGGCAGGCTCTCAATCCAGTCACAGAACGTATGCCACTCGTCGAGCTTGTGGTTCCGACGGGACTTATAGATGTTCGCCAGGACCTCATAGTTCAGCATGACCGTTCGCTTCTGGTTGTAAGAGCTCGGTAGGAGCTGGATCATCTGCCACCAATCCTGCTTATCCTTGGTTTCAAGGTAGCTTTCGCGATATGCGTTTAGCATCTCAATCGTGCATCTAAGAATATCAAGAGGCGTCATCCATACCTTGTGTGGCGAAGTGATATCTTCATCGACGGTTGCACTCTCAATCCAGTCACGGTGATAGGGTTCGCAATTCAGATGCTCATAGCTGAAGTCGTCCAGTGTGAATTCCTTATCCGCGATTTTGTGCATCGTAGAGCAGGAGTTGGCGACCGTACCAACCTTATAAGTATCAAACTCTTTCCACCAGTATAGCGGCGCAGTGATGTCGAGATAGACAGTAATCATCCGCATGAACTTACGGTGATCGGTGCCGGCATTGCGAAGACGAGACATAAGGTCGAAATCGTTGGGACCAAGACGATAATTTTCGGGTTTTATAACATCACCGAATTTATCCCCGATCGCATCGCAATAACCACTATCACTCTTCTCCCAAGAGTTCTTAGGGTTCCTCATGCCACGAATGGCGTGTTCCCAGCCCATAACCTCGGTGTTTTCAATTTTCAGCATTTTCTACCTCCGTAAGCTTCGTCCGAATCATTTCCAGAATTTCTTCTACAATCGAACGAGTGTTATTGTGTAACTTAATATAGGATTCATGGTCTTTATACCAAGCAAACATTTCGGAAAGATCGCCTTTAATCCAACTGAATGCCCACCAGTCACAGATCATCTCGATAATGTACGGGTACGGCATTTCGATAAGGATAGTTCATTCTTTAGGTTCATCGTTAATTAAGACCCAATGCTGCCAATGATGGGGATTTCGGTGGATATGCATAAGCCATGCCCGGTTAAACGCCTCGATGATTGCTGGGGTTTGCTCCCCATAGAAATAGTTGTCATAAGGCGTGTACTCATCTGGCGTATTCTTCGACATATCATGGAACTCAATATTTCGAGTCGCCTCCACATCTGTCAGTTCAGGAATATACGCAGCAATCCACTGATAAGCCTTTTTTACAGCTTGCCTGTGTTTTTCCAGATATTCATCATATTTTTGAGACATTGGATTCTCCTTTCTGATAGATAACCCGATCGCAAGCAACTTTGTTTACCACGCTGGTTGTGTAGTCGATTGTAGGTACCTCATGCTGCTCGAAATGGATTACTATGGAAAAATCAGTGATTAAATCATTTTCGGGATGCACCATCGATTCAGCTCGGTTGATAAGTTCTTGACCTGCGTCTTTTATTTGCTGAACAAGAGCATTACGATAGGTCGGCGGCCATTTACTCGCTTCTTTGAGATTCAGTTCATACGACTTATTGCCGTCCATATCCTGAATATCAAAGTCGATAACAATGTGGTTCTCCGGGACTTTCACATAATGCAATCTGGATGTGGACAGGTCGCTCAACTTAGTAGAAACTTCATCCCATTTGGAAGTTGGTGTCTCTTTAGCCGAAGCATACTGAGCAGGACAATCTGCGCATTCTCTGTCAAATACCGATTTCTGTTTTAAGAACTCGATCAGTTTATGCTCAGGCTCGTCTTGCTCTGTAAGTGTCTTATCCTCGAATTTCTCGGTTCGAAAACCAATGTAATAACTTCGCACACGAGTTCCGTCATCGAGATTGAACCTCTCCTTGTAATCCCGGAAATAGTTTTTCAGTTCCTCCTTAAATATCCTCTGAGAGAATGGGAAGGTAACTTTTGCCTCATCGCAATAGGTTTTATACATCTCCCATGAGGCTTTGAGAGTTGTCCCGTCTTCTTTCTTGAAGACATGGTAAGAATCAATAATGAAGTTATAGAAATCATTAGATGCACCAAGCATCGTCACGGGAATATAATCATCGTATCTGCCCGGATTCTCCAGATAGACTTCCTGGCAATGATAAGCAATTGCACCGAGTTCAAATTCGATCTGCTTTGTCACCGCCTTGTATTCCTTGGGACTTAATTTGTTTCCGGAAGGGGACACATCGATCAATCGTCTGATAAGACCTGACTTTGCGTCCGTAATCTTGACCGGTTTATTGGTGCCCATGAACAGGAAGCACTTGAAGCGGTTTGCGTAGGTCGATTTGAACTTTTCATTTACTGTCATCAGCTCGTGAGAAACCAAACTGTTCAGTCGGGTGTTATCCTCGATGCGAGATAAGTCACCGTCATGCTGAATTGCCACAAGAGGATTCGTCTTGAATGCCTCTAATGCAAAGGAATTACTGGACGAACCCAGTGCTTTCGCGTCGAAGACGGAATAATATCCTTCAAAGAGCTGCTGAACAATGTTCAGAACCGTAGACTTACCCGTACCTGCTGCACCGTATAGAACCATAAATTTCTGCAATTTTTTCGACTCTCCACAGACAATAGAACCAATAGCCCATTCAATTTTCGTTCGCTCTTCTTCAGAGTAAATTGTGGACATCAACTTATTCCATGCATCCGTGGTTCCTTCCTCAAGAGGATAGTTGAGCCGCTTACTTGCATAGTCTTTTTTATTCGTCGGTGTATTGGAGAATATAAGTTTCTCATCAAGCATGTGGAAAGAATCTCGCATCTGCTTTTGACAGTATTTATGCCATGAATCGATCATTCCAGATTCGGAATCCCACATGTGCAGAACTTTAATACTCGAATCAAAGTTTTTGCGGTTTTCCTCTGCATACTTGTCAAGTTCCCGGTCAATAAGCTGGAGCGCATCTTGCTCGTCCGTAGACCATAAACCTCGGTCTTCTAACCAAATAGCATAGAAGTCGCCGCCTCTAATCATCAGGTCGGAGCTTTTCTTAATGATAAACTTCGGATAGATTTCTATTACACCACGCTTCGTACTACGGGTCGAAATCATTAAAAAGTCGATCATCGAAGTTCTTTAGTCTCCTTCCGTTTTTCTAAGCTCCTTGATTTCGTTTTTAAGGTTCCCGATCTCATCACGCATACTGCGAATCTCCAAGTCCCGGATAAACATGTTCACAGTCATAACTGTGGCGACCATGACGGTGCTGCGATTGAAAGACCTCTGCTTTCTGAGCGTCTTAGCAAACACACGCATCGCAGTTTCAGAGCAGCGAAGACTGCCGAAAATATAACGAATCATTTCATCCATGTTTCTTTTCTCCTTTCATGTCGGCAAGAAATTGATCGATCGTTTCAAACTTCCAAGCCTTCGGCTCTCTCAACGAAAATATAAATTCCTGTCCGTTGGTTTTGCGAATTCGAATGCTGTTTTTACCATTTGGGAAGTATTCTTTTACCTCCTTTGCCTGGTCGGGTAAGCATGTCTGAAAAAACCCGTACACTTGCGTATGAATCATGATAATTCTCCCTCATAGGATGCTGTCCAAATACCAATTCATCTGCCACCAGATTTCAACAGTTCTCATGTCATACTTGCAGCGTTCGACGGTAAACAAACCGCCTTCGCCATTTCGCTTGTATTTGCGGTTCATAAATCGAGATATCACATCGTCCGTATACGCCGCATCAAATCGAGAATCACTCATCGACCCTAAACCCAGACTGACAATCATGTTCCAGAACCACTGTCCCATGCGATTGCCGATATCTGGGTCGGTCATAATATGTTCTTCGCAACGAAACGCTAAGGCAATAAGCATCTCCAATACACTGCAAGGGCGGTTATCCAGATAACTGGCAATCATAGAACCCTCGTATTCTTTTTCATAACCAAAACGATACCGGAGGTCTATCCCATCTTCTGCTCGATTTCCGTCCATCGGCAGCATATATTGAAAATCAATATTATGCAGATGACGAAGAAGCTTATGATAAGACAGCCTCCGGCTATATCGTTCGTTACATACGAGCTGACACATCCACTCAAAATATTCATTGTTCAGCTCAATTTCAGTCATTCGATCCTCCTATTAGTAGTTGGAGCCTTCCGCCACATCGGAGAAAGAACGATTGTCTCTGAGAATTTCATAGTCACATCTCAGTCGATCGTTACGAATAAAGACCGAATCATCCTCATACTCTCCGAAATGTTCAGCAAAGTCCTCGCCAACAGTGTCCTCGATATCCTCGACGACTTCATCTTCATCGTCGGCAAGGACTCCGTCACCAGCATAATAGACCAGACTGATCTGCGTGTAATTGTCATTCTCACCGTAGTCGTCCGGAGAGATGACATAAGGTTCATTGGGCATAGGCTCATCCTTTTTTTCTTCAGTATTTTTCTTGCTATGCTCCGTGTAATTGGTATAACCCTCTTCCTGGAGCTTAGCTGCATAGTTCACCAGGTCGGGTTTCAGCTTGGCAATATCCGCCTTATGCTGATTCTCTTCCTGCTTTTCATTGCTCTTTTCGCTTTTGGCAATATTGGTGTTTACGGGCTTTCTTTCGGCAAATGCCGCTTTCACAGAATCGATCTCTTCCTGTGCAATCTGTTCGTAATACCGTTTAATACAAAGCCATGTCGCTGCGGCGCCTACCGTGGCTCCAGCCAGAAACATAGCGAAACTGGTTTTACTCATCTTCGTATTCCTCCTCGTCAGTTTGAATTGTGACAACAGTGATGGCGAGACCTCCGAACAGCAATGCTGCACTCAGGAGAATCCCGCCAGTAATGTGTCTTTTCCGCCGACTGTCCAGCATGGCATCGACGGTTGAGATGAAATCATCCAAAATATCCATCATTTACTCCTTTCCACCAGAGAGAACAGCAATGCCTCCTACGAGACAAAGCCCTGCCATAGTGGAAAGAATGTACGAAAACAAAGCTTTCATTTTATGTTCCCCTTTCAGTCATAACTCGAAAAGTAGTGACAACACTCCTGAAATAAAGGCTCACCATACTTGCTGTATTCTCCGGCCATGAAGAACACACAATCGTAATTTGTCCGTTCCAAAAGTTCTTCCTTTACCAACTCAACCATCTCAGGCATGACATAACAACGGTCAATCCTGCTGTTCCACATCACGCTGAACTGATTGGGTTGATAAATAACATCGTACACAGTATTCGGGAAAGATGGATGATCGATACGGTTAAGGATTGTGTCGATAACCAAGCGTTTTCCCAGTTCTGTTTCTCCTTCAGCTTCACCCATGGTTACAAGTGCTATTAAGTCGATTTCCTCTTGTGTAAGAGGGTAGTCTGGCTCTTTCTCAACCTCAGGCGTTAAGTTAGGAGATTCCATCATAAGATCAGCCATAATCATCGGCTCTGCCTCCGCAAGAACCGGATAAGATTGCTTAATCTCCAATGTTTCTTTATCTGTAGAGCGAACCACACCGCATACTGCAAAACCAACAAAGAATATCATGCAGAGAACGGCGGCTATCGCTCGTGGTTTGATGCGCATTATTAAAACTCCTTTACATTAAAAATATCACCCCCCAGTCCAAGTCTGAAGGTGGTTGATTACATCTTTTCCCAGATGTTGCCCTCAACATTGAAATCGAGCAGAAGCGCCGGCTCATGACGACCATCCTCGGTCTCACGCTCTACCTCAACGATGCGGAAATTAACATAGCCGTCCGGACCATCCTTTGTCCAACCGACAATCTGACCAGCAGGGGTACGAGGAAGATCAAGATCGTCCAGAACCTCATTCAGGAAGAGGTGGCCACGGGTCTGAAGCTTGTCGTTTGCAAATGCCTGCTGTGCCTTGAGGAACATGCGGTTGTAGTCGGGATTGGTTTCATAGTTGCGGCTCTTACTGTCGAAATATACAGCATAATCGCTCTGGAGATTGGGGTCAGCGACCATCACAGTCTTCTTAACCTTCTTCTCCTTGCCGGTCTCGGGATCAACCTCGATTTCCTCGAACTTCTTTGCCTTAATACCATACTTGAGTTCGGTATCGACCTGCTCGCCGAAACGCTCGATAACTCGACCACGATACTCCTTGAAGCTCTTATCGATTGCAGCATAAGCAGCACCAAGAGCCACATTGCGTTTACGCAGAATATTGTTAGATGCCAGAATACTGGTGATGGACAGAGTGCCAAGAATGATGGCAGGGCCATAAAGCTTTGCGAGCTTCATTCCGGTCTGAGCATAGACAACAACCGTGTCCTTCTTGCCGTCCTCGGTCGTATACTCCTGACCATTGATTGCACCGGTATCCATTCCATCATGGATGGTATCGAGAGTACCCTTAGTTTCATCGAGAATCTCTGCTACCTTAGTGGTGGCCTTGCAAGCGAGAACGGCACTTACGACCGTACCGGCAATACCAGCCACAACGAGAATCTCGGGGCTGTGCTTCTTAAGCTTCATAACGGCCTTGGAAGTCACGCCGTTCACGCTCTTCATGATTTCAGTCTTATTTTTCATGTTTATAAAATCTCCTTTTCGTTATTTGTTGGAATTGATTTCTGCACCACAGGCAGCATAACCCGCTAAATCGACATAGCTGTCGTCCGTAGCCGTGCCTGTCCGGATTCGTGCAATCTTAAGAAGTGCCATCATCATGGCAACATCATTTGCGGTAAATTCAACGCCTTTATAGACGCTCCAGAAGCCTGCAATAGCAGTGAAGTTATCTTCCGGAGAGCCGTATTCGTTCTCTCTCTGCCCACATACGCAAGCCTTTGCTTTATCGAGAGTCTCAGATCTGGTCATCATCTGCATCCTCCTCATCGGTAGAAATAAACGGAATATAGTCACGCTTACGCTCCTTAGCGATTACCTGACAGCCACACATCGGGCAGTCAAATGCATCATACAGGCATTCTTCAGCAGTAGAGCCAACGGCAACTGCCAGCCCAGTTTTTCCGTTATCACGAGCAAGATAATGCCTTTCAATAATGGCGTTAAACTTAGTGCCACAAATTTTGCATTCAAGCATTATTTTTTCTCCTTTCAATTCAGCGGGATAGCACGAGGCAGTTTCAGAATATAACCGTCTCGAACCCGTACCGCAGTTGCACCGCCAATATTTGTCCAACCATAGCGGTTCATAGTAAAGTTATCATTGGGAACACGAGCGAGATCATAGAAATCGGATACACTCACCGTTCCATACTGACTGATGATATCGTTCATTGCATCGAGAACCGCTTCTGCATCTCCACGGGTATTGAAGAGAATATCATCATAATCAGGTGTATTGCGTCTGTTGCCAACGGAACCTGCACGCACTCTGTCTGCGCCTTGATCGTAGTAGTTTCGATAAGACACCTTAGACGCCGTTCCGTTTTTCTTGCTTCGACCTGCCTCGCCGTACAGGATCATATCGATACCGGTAGTGACAATGTCAGAAATCGCTTTCTTGACAGCAGGCACAATGACCTCCATCAAAATATAAGATTTGACATTGTTTGCATCTTTGGCAATAAAGACATCTGCAAATTTTTGCATCTCGCCTTTTTTTCGAGTTTTTGCAGCCCCGGTAATAACCGCCTCGACTTTCTTTTCTGACTGCTGCTCCTGACGAGCCTTATCAGAATTGGATTTGTAATCTTCCACTGGGTGATCTCCTTTCTTATGCCGGAATCAGCTTACCGGGCAGAGTAATTTTTGTGTTCGGCATCAAGCCGTTTTCTTTTTTATATCGATAGGCGAGATTGCTCTTCGCTTTCGCTTCCGTCGGAGCAACAGTAGTTGCCTTCCAGCGATGTTGAACGCAATCATCAAATCGCATAACCGGACCGTCATATTGGTACTGCTGCATATTTTTTCCTCCTTTCGAGAGATAAAGAAAAAGGGAAAGCACCTTGTTACAGGTACTCTCCCTTATCCGAACTTCTCAAATTCGCATTTTCAGTTGTCTTCAGTGACAACATCGGATTCTTCCAAGATAACCGTCTTCTCCTCAGCAGCCATCTTCCTCTGCTCGATCTGGGCTTTGATGTTTGCGATTACCGGCTTTGCTACATACTTGTAGACGACCACGCCTACAACTACGCTCAAGCCGATACCCGCAGCAATCTTTACGCCCTTGCTCAAGCCAGCGTTCTCGATAACCTCTTCGGTAGCTTCAACGACCTCGTTGTTCATAATCTCATTGTTGTTCATTGTGAAATCTCCTTTCAAATGTGTGAAATTGTGGAATGTTCTTCCATTAAATAAGTTGTAAATTTCGCGCGGTAACTTACTGGTAGTCATAAACCGGAGCAACCTGGTAGTCAATTACCAGGCAGGGAGTACCGTTTGCATCCAGCTGGGACGAGAACGCAAGGTCAATGTATCCCTTATCGATATTCCATCCGAGCATATCGCCCATCTTGGTCCCATCCAAACCAAGTTCATAGTAGAAATCGTTCAGCGTGACATACATTTCATCACGCATCTGACGATTCAGTTCGTTCATGACCCTGGTAATCTTATCCCTGTCAGACTTGAAATATCGTCCGGACAAGACATCATAGCAGATCGTGTTGCCGCCGCTTTCAGTGAGAATCACTTCTCGAACAGGGTTCTTAACCATCTTGTCTTTCGACACAGAGTCTCGAATGGACTGTTCCTTTTTCTCACCAATTGTCTCAACGACTTTTTCCTGATACTCCTTCAAAGTAGACTCTGAAAGGGTATACGCCGTTGCCAGAGCAGCATTCCGACGAAGATTAGTCGAGCTTGCTCCAATCAGGCAGAAGACAGAGATGGAGCCTATAACGGCTGCCGGAATATAACAAGGCCAAGCCGTCTTGATGATATCCTTCGGCTCAAGTCTGTCCGTATCCAGCTCATCTTTTTTCTCTTCAAGCAGAATCAGAGCTTTTGGTGTTGCTTTTACCGCCATAACAGTGGTGGTAATCATGCCGGCAATTCCAATACCGGTGAGAATTTCAGGACTATGTTTTTTCATTGCCGTCCGTACACTCTTGGCAATGCTTGCTAAACTTTGTTTAGGCATGATTTTCTCCTTTCTCAGAACAATGGAATCTGTTCAACATCGCCGCCAGCTACAGTTACGGACTGCATCATCATACCCGTTTCTTCATCAAAGAAGATAGTGTCAGCTTGATTATCCCAGTCTTCAAATTGTTCAGCTATGTTTTTGCCACGAGTCTTTCGAAGAGTAATTATCTCTTCATGAATAATACGGCGCCACGCTCGAGCAATCGGTTTGCGGCTCTGTGAAAGCACATTGTATAAACCAGTTTCAGTCACAAAGCTTACGGAGCGTCGCTGACCTGCAACTACCAAAGGTAGGTTCAGCTTTTCGTCAGCTTCACACATCTCGAGCATTTTCCACACATTGCCATCGCTGTAATCAATAATGTTGGCTACATCAGATGCCTTGAACAAAGGTTTATCCAAGGAATCATACACAGGCAAGATGTGACCCATAAAGATAACTTTTCCTACGATTTCCATTTTTTCTCCTTTCGGTTAAACAAATAGTAGACTTAATTCTTCAGCTGTTTCAACCGCTTTCTGAAATATAAAGCTACGCTGCTCATCCTCGCCGTAACAAGCATACATAGCCATCTCGAACATGAAGCTTTCGATGACGGTGATTGGATCATCGAAAGGTTTGTCCATGATTCGATCACAGATTTCATATGCAGCCCATTGCTGATATGACCTTTTTCTGAATTCATACTTTGGCCATGTGAAGGATGGACTGAACAGATGCTCATCAACATATCGTTGAATAATCGAAACAGCCGTGCTTGTATCACACATATTGTTCAGATAAAGAGGAAGAGCCCTTGTTAGGACTCCTCATCTTCTTCATCGCTAAGTGCGGCAAGCTTCTCATTGATGCGTTCGTCGATTTTCTCTTCCATCTTCTTCTCGTTCACCCAGTCAGTGAGGAGCGTAGCCCCCATACCTACTGCGGTAGCGACAAGACCAAGGATTTTAACCAATTTTGCATTATTCATAAAGCGAAACCTCCTTTTCGTTTTCATAAAGTAAAATGTATTTTTTGCGAACTTACAGATCTTCCATCCACTCGGCTGTTGGCTCAAAAACCATGTCAATGACATAGATCTCCATGCCATCATCCAAAGTGAGTCGGTGATGGTTAAAGTCGATCCAATAAATATCACCATTACAGCTTGACCATCCAACAGCGTCTCCGAGTTCCGTCTTTTCAAGTCCGAGAAACTCATAAAAATCATTAAGTGGGATGACTCCTGCGAACATGAAATTGCGGTTCAGATGGTACTCAGCCTGAATGACCTTTTCGATGGTTGACTCAAAATATCTTTGCGAAAAGCTATTGTAAACCGGATGCTCACAAATATAACGCTCACCATACAAGGTCAAGTAAATTTTCGGTTTGTCAAAATGGTATCGCATATCCATCACCTATAAAAAGAAAAGAGAAAGAGCCCTCGTCAGGACTCCTTCCCCTTTGCTAATAGTCTTAATTAGTCGTCGCAGATCTGATCTCTGGTCGGATATAGAGCATCATATTCTTCATCGTTCTCCATACCGTAATGCTCTAAATCGACGGAGTGACCGCAAGCAGGGCATACTAAAGTATCTTCCCACTCATCTTCAAATTCCATAAGTCCTCCGCATTCACTGCAAATATACCGTCCAGTAAGTAAACCGTCTCTCTGCGCGTCGTTAAAAAAGCTCATTGCAAATTACCTCCTTGATATTGTGTGGCACTATTAAGTATAGCGACCATCAGTATTTTATCAAGAGATAAAAAGCACTTTTACATCTCTCACAATAGCCCATGTAATTTTCGAGCAGGAGAAAAACGAAGAGAACGTGTTATATACACGAACTCTCCGCTTTTGGAACCGGTTTATTTCTTAGTCGGTCTGAATCGACTGAATAAACCTCTGAATGTCTGGGAGGTGAAAGTTCCGTCCTGTTCGAACTTGAGACCTCGTCTCATCCAAACGCCGTAGAACATCAACGGCAGCACCAGCTCAGCGGCAGCCATACCAAATCTGAAGTATCGATCTTTGACAGACTCTGCCATTTGAGCCGTCTTGGACTCTTGATCGATTTCACGATTCTCGATCTTGTCCAGACGCTCATAGGTATTCTTATCCTCTTCGAGCTTCAGTTTGTACAGCTTCGTCAAGCTATCCACTGCTGTGGTATGCTCCTGACTTCCGGATTCGAGAGATCCCAAGCGTTTAATTTCGGCTTTGATCTCCTCTTCCAACAAACTTCTGTTTTCTTCACCCATATTCGTTTCTCCTTTCGTTTTAATAGGGTTCCATAAAAGGAAGTGTTATTTGTGCGGAATAAAGTCTTCACGCTTCACTTCCAATAGGACAGTTCGTTGAGTTACAATTTCATTAACGCTCTTTTTCAGTTCAAGAAAAAGATAGGGCCCGTCCGGATCAGACTTGTCAATACGCAGAAAACCGACAGGATGCTTTCGGCGAATGATAGATGAGACGGCAAACCCAATCAAGATTCCGACAACTACATAAATGACTTCCATAATGGTCTCCTTTCGAATTGTTTTTCAAAATTTCAACCCGGGGATTTTTCCAGATACTAATTTAACACATATACCTGTCACCTCCATCCGGGTTTTAATCTAAGTTAGAAAAAAAAAGAAAGAGCCAATGCTATAGTGCATCAGCTCTCACTTCTCCATAAAGGACACTGTTATTCTTGCGAACCCTCGTAGACGATCTTCTTCCGTAAGTCAGACCAGGTTATATATCGGTCTTTACGGCATACGGGGCAATAGAACTTGCTTACTTTACCTCCGATGTCTGTCAGCTCACTGCTGTCGGCTTCAAGCCTACTCTGGCAATTCGGGCAGTTGAAGCGATAGACTTTTTTCACTGCAATATCTACAATCTTCATTACTGTCTCTCCTTACTAAGTAGCCAGAAAAACCGTCTGTACAAGTCGTAATAAACATCCTTGCAACATGGGATGCCGGTTCTGGCTTTCAAATGGTCGTATGAAATACCCTCCGTTATAGCTTCCAAAATATAACATGAAAGCTCTTCGTCCGTTTCTTTTGCAACCTGTTCCACCATCTTCATGCGATCGGCATAGTACAGCCTCTCATCAATGTGCTTGGTAACGGGATCACTAACAACATTCGTTTTGCAGGGCGGCACTAATTGAGGCCATGAACCCGGATAGTCTATCAACGAATTGTACGCATGACGCCACAACGGGTATTGCAAGCAGAAATGCTTCAATTCGTAATAGCGGTGTTTCTCGATCCAGTAACGATTAGTCTCGGAAAGTTCTGGACGTATCAATGTACTCATGCGCGTTCACCCCTCCATATATAGCCGGTCTCCTGCCAGAGGAGCTTAGGCGAAATATAAAAGTTGATGCGTCCGTACTTAGAGTTCATTTCCTCTAAATTCGTAACGAGCTTCCCACTCCGAGTAGCTTTTCCGATCGGCAGCCACCCAGATACGATGCCGGCTCGAATCCAGGATGCGTCTTTCCCGTAGACTCGTGCTGCAACTGCCACCGGGACAGACCCCGATGCAAATATAATTTCTTCCATTGGCGTTTGCCTCCTTTCAATCGCTATTTTAGGTTAGGAACGGCTGTTAGTAAAAACAACCTCGGTGGAAACAAGCGCCAGCGAATCATAGTCATTTCACAAGGATAATCTTCAAACCCCAAAGTTTCACAAGTAATAAGACCTTCGAGCACGCCGATAATAATATCTGCTTCATACTTTTTATACGGAAATATAAAGTCAGGAAGCTCTCGATGAACTGCATGGCATTTACAGCACCGAAGTCTTCTAATAGCTACCCATTTTTTGTTTCCGAATTTCGTCCGTACCAATCTTTGAACATGATCGTAGTATTTAAGCTGCCCTCCACATTTGGGGCAAATTGATTGGTTATCACTAATCATATCTCATTTCTCCCTAAACTAATAAGAAAAGTTGGAATGTAGGAGTTGACATTCCTACACTTATGATATATGATTACTAATAGCAAATCAATGGGGAAGGTGATAATAATGCTGATAAAATGTCCTGAATGCGAATTACAAGTAAGCGACAAAGCAGTTTCTTGTCCTCACTGTGGGTTTCCATTACAGCCAAATATAAAGCCAAGAAAACCTCGAAATAAGAACAATAAACGCCGTAGACTGCCAAATGGTTTCGGGCAGATCAGTGAGATCAAGAATCGGAATCTCCGCAATCCATTTCGAGCTATGATAAGTGTCGGAAAGGATTCGAACGGACGGCCTATCTGTAAACCTCTTAAACCGGAGTCCTATTTTCCAACATACAACGATGCATACGCTGCTCTCGTCGAGTACAATAAGAACCCTTACGACCTTGAACCGTCTATCACTATGAAAGAGCTTTACGAGAAATGGCTTGCCGAATACGAGAAGACAGTTAAAAGCACTCGTTCGGTAGCTTCAGCATGGGGGTATTGCTCGGCCGTATATGATATGCGAGTCAAAGATGTCCGCGCTCGTCATGTAAAAGGTTGTATGGATGAAGGCATATCGAAGGTTCGAGGCAAAGAAAAAACACCAAGTGCATCCATGAAGAACCAGATTAAGTCTTTGTTTAACTTGATGTTGGATTATGCCTTGGAGTATGAGCTTGTTGACCGAAACTATTCGCGAACTTTTAACCTCAGTGAGGAAACAATCAAAGAAATCGTCACAGTTAAGAACGAGCATATTCCTTTTACGGACGAAGAGATGGACTTGCTTTGGAAACACGCTGATGATAAAATGCTTGTAGATGTCCTGCTCATTCAGTGCTATTCTGGTTGGCGACCCCAGGAACTTGGTTTGCTGGAATTAAAGAATGTGGATTTGGAAAACTGGACTTTCCGAGGCGGTATCAAAACAGATGCCGGTACAGATCGTGTGGTTCCAATTCACTCGAAGATTCGTCATTTGGTTGAGCGAAAATATAAAGAGGCTCAGGAACTTGGAAGTCTGTACCTGCTCAACTATGTTAATTCGAATGCTCGTAGCAAAAACACTGCACTTACTTATGCTCGATACCAAAAAGGCTTTGGTATGATTCGAGACGAATTGAATTTGAACCCTGAGCATAGACCGCATGATGGTCGTAAACATTTTGTGACGATGGCTAAGAAGTACGGCGTTGACGAGTACGCAATCAAATATATGGTCGGTCACAAGATCTCTGACATCACCGAAAAGGTTTACACCCAGAGAGAATTTGAGTGGTTGAAAGATGAAATCGAAAAAATAAAATAG